GGAAACAGTACCTAACTAGGCACTCCTTATAAAATTCGTACTTAACATAGGCAAAATTCCACGGTCCGTCGACCGCTTGAAACCTATCAAAAGTAACTTGAAAAGAATAAGGGGTCAAAGACCATAGTGCCCGTAAAACTCATTACGAGATCTACCGAGTACGCCAGTAGATTTTACGTCGCAGCGGCAGCTGGCAAAGGAGTATAATACATTGTTGGAACATTCTTAAAGAAAAACAATGAATAATCTATGCCAGCTGCACAATACAAATTTCCACCCAAATACGCAGTCGAATAACTGGTAGTATGAATGGATCTGGAAGCAACGACAATTGAATCGTCAGTTGTTCCCAGTGAAGAATTACCAAGAACTCGTGTGGATGGATCAGTATCCTCCATACGAAATCTCGAATAAAAGGGAGCGTGAATAGACAGACCAGCACATGTATTAGCATGTGTGACTGCAGCTCCTGCCCCAGTGCCATAAATACCAGAATTACTGGAAATGGAATGACACCTAGGATTATAATTTACATTAGTAAAAATTGCAGCGTGATAACCTGCCGCCGTTTTCGTGGTACGAGAACGAGACATAGTGAAAGTTGTATTCGCCACATCCGCTGTATGAGGGATAACGGACCAGACAACAGCACCACGTTGCCCGACAAAACATGGAGATAACCATGTTATCGGATTATGTAGAACATAATTATAAGAGTTAGCTAACAGAGTTGAGTTAATACCATTAGGATCAAAACCAGGTTGGAGAGGACTCCTACCCATGGTTGAGGTCAACGTGACATTGTTACCACTCGCGCCAACATCCGAAAATATACGAGAGAGTGCGCTTCTACGCAAAAGTGAGCGTAAGTTTCTCACTCTTTCTCCAATATTACATAAGTATGTTTTGGAACCCATATCTTTCATATTTGCAAGATCATCGGTTTCCATAATAGATGAACTCTCAAGAGTGTCGAAATACGTGTATTCTTCACGAGAGAGATCAGCTGGTTCTGCCAATTCATAATTTTCGGCAGCTCTCACAAAAACGTAACACTGAACATCTGATGTAGCATCAGGTGCTGTGAGTCTATTCAGCACGCGCATAGTCCACGAGCCGTTATCCTCACCATCAACTGGTGCAAAACCAGAAGCAGAGAAACGATAATTGTAATCAGGAACATTAAGAAAGGCAGTGGATTGTGTATATGGAATTCTCACCTCCACATCACCATCCTCAGAAAGATCATAAATCTGATTGAACGTAACCATTTCAGTATCAGCATCAGCTGTGATATCCTTAACAGGATCCCAAGTGAAGCGAATACGTCCTGCATGGTATCTAGATCTCACAAATTTGAATCTAAACACAATGTCACCACGCCAATATTTAAACATTCTTGATACATGGGTAAGTGGAGTCGGATTATGAGCACCATGGAGTCCCAAACCAATGTCTGTAAGAGCCAAACAAGGGTTAACAGTACCACCGTGTAATAGAGTTCCAGATGCATCAGATTGAGCCCAAGAGAAAGTCCCGATATAAGTTTCTTTACCACAAAGATAAGGAATTGATAGTTCGTCAGTTCCATCAAGCCCTACAGTGCGGGAATCAACTGAAAGTTCATTCTTTGGATCAATAGTTAATTTAGCTGTTGGATATGAAATATCTGGTGATGCTAATGGTTGAACAATCGCAGGCCTGTAAGCTTTAACTTCATCCACTACAGGAGGATTAGACCAACCAAATAAAGATGCTAAGCGACCCCCAGCCTCTGCAACAAGTGATGTTGCGGTTGCAAAAGGTCGAATATAGGGTATTGATGACATACGATTAGCAAAAGAAGCAATTGCTGAAGCGGGCTTCGACACAACGCCCTTACCATATTCATCCTCTGAACCTGTAGCCTCCCTAAGGAGAGTCATTGGTTTAGATTCTGACATGTTATTGGTCACATTGTTCGCAATCTGACTAGCACCATCAACAATTGAATTTGCTACATCCATAAAATTGGATGATTGCAATCTAAGTGGAGTATACTCTTTCTTATGGACTCCCCGTGTTGCGATACGGGTCATACCAGAAAGCACACGATACAATGATTTGAAACATCCTCTCGAACGTCCCGAGGTAAGATTTTCAACTATTGCATCTCCGATGTCCAGACATGTACAATCACAGTCCAGCTCGTTACCCCCACAGATAACACACTCTACGTCAATATCATCAGTTTCATCTTCATCTTTAAAGGTTAAAATATGAGAGGATTGCAGTGCAAGTTGTGCCGTTGGAGCTGAGATATGTACATCATCAGCCCAAGCATAAATAGTAATATCAATATTGGACAAAGCAACACCGTTAGCATTTTCGAGATTACCAAAAGAACGCACAGTGAGCTTACCCATGTCTGTGAAATTATCTGCTTCCTTGACTTCAATCCAATTTTTATGATAAAGAAAAGGGAGTACCATCTCACCGCCTTTATTGAATCCAGCTTCCAAGAAAATCTTGGGCCTCTGAGATTCAGCAGTAAGATGGAGTAATGTTGCGGCTCCTGCGGGTACAGTGCCCGCAACAAATAATGTTGGTAATGGTTCATAAGATGCCATTGCCAAACCATAATAAAAAGGTGATCCATTAAGAACAATTTTAAGGTGAAGATTAGCCCGTAACAATCCAAAATTATCAATTTTCTTTTTGATACGGGTATCGTTAAAATAAAGGTGCCATGGGTTTAAGGTTTGCAGTAAACTGCTTCCTTCTGTCCATGTATATGATGCAACACGAACGGGTCGTGAGAGGAACTTTGACAACTCATAATCGGTCATACCAGAATCGTTAAAAGTTCCATCATTTACGCTATTGAATGCCATCATTTCACCTGGATTATCATCAATAAAAGTAGTAGTTAATTGTCTATTTTGTGCATCAGAGGGAGCGGGTGTTTGGGAGTGTATCATGATATTCTCCTTAGTGATACCACTCATTCCTTGCATATTTGCCATTCCGCTGGCTAACGTTGTTGAATCATTTTGTTGAGCAGGTCTTATATACAAGTGTGAGCAAACCCACGCTTCACACTCGGGTCTTCCAATGGGTTCAGCCGCCCTTCTCTAAATAGAGATTTTGAGGATCGCTCTAGCAGATTACGTTATATATCCATTGTCAAATACATTAGGAATATTGGTATTTACAGGTAAAACTATACATAACGTGAAGATTTGGTTTACAATTGGACATCCTTCAACAGCCCATAGGGACATTTAAGCCCTCACCTTCGAAGAGGCGTTGTGCCAAGAACGCACTAATTCCTCCCAAGTTGGGAAAGTTGCATCGGTGACATATTCACGCCAACCTGCCTCATCAACGACAGTGTTGAGTAATCTTGTCATACGATCAAACATCTCCTTACCATGGAAGAAATATTCACGCAGGGCACTAGAAATAACTGCCACACCTTGTTCAGCGGGTGTAACAGTTTTCGAATAAGTCCATACCATCAAACTCTTTTGAATGGACTCCAACTCCAGAGGAGCGGCATAATCTCCTAAAGATTCTTCATACCTCCATGATCGTTTTAAAAAATTACAATCACTAATATGAATATAAGGCACACTTTCAGCTTCTTTATCAGCCATAGTATAAGTAATACCAGCATCAGCCAAACAATTAGCAATGGAAGTGTGATTGAACCAAGGGGTGTGTTCAGAAACACCCATAATATTATCATCTCCATAAGTCATGAGAGCGACATTTTGTTTAAAAGTATCACACTCATGATTTGGATTATTCATATAATAAGCATAACGCATATACATAGCATTTACTAAACCATTAATAATAACGGTCAAAGGATGACCAGAAGGATTAAAACTATGGGTTTGAATCAAATCACCAAAGTAATCAACAAGAGCAAAAGAAGTATCTTCTGCAATTCCAGTCATAACCTTCTCATCTTCTTCAGTGTATTTACCTCGCCGAGCAATTTGAGTCAAAACCCAAAAGGCATTTAACATCAAATTGGAGGGCATCTTTTTATCGAACATCTTAAAATCACCTGCTATCATTCTATCTTCACCAAATTTAGTTAAATATCTATAGAAATCGCCCCATTCGATAGATTGACTTATAGTCCCTGGGCCAGATTCAAAAGCAAATCTATTGTTTTGCAATAACCTCACTAAAGGCAAATAATATTGTCGTGTAACCAGTGAAAAATCGACAGGTGCACCAGCAAAAACACGAGTTTTACCAATAGCAGCCTTTTTAAAAGTAACTGGTTCATCCTTAAGATGAGCACAAAAATTAGGCATATTACGTTTACCAGCAGAATATAACTGAATAAAATCATGAACTCGACCAGTGATTTCCTCATTAAATTCTACCGGATCCATCAAACCATGTTGGGGAGGAATAGGTCGCAGAAAATTTTTCTTTGAACATTTCCAAGGATTTCCTGCACTAGTCGCTCTATTGATTGAATCAACATAAGCAACACCTTCAGCACCGTTAATTGCTGTGAAAAGATCATATGGTTGGAGTTCCTCAATCTCTTCTTTAGGAATCATAGCTAAAATTTCTTCCAAAAAAGAATGTTTGATTTTCTCAAGAACGTCATGACGGAAGTTCTCTGGTGGTTGGATGAGTTCTAAAAGAGTTGTGCGTTTCGGCACATACCCTTTCATAACAGGTTTTGTATGAGTTATTTCAAAACCATGTTTCTCCAATAAATGAGCAATAGGTGAAACATCAACCATAGTTTTGGGTTGATTACGAAAACCAACAAAACTACCGAGAACGTCCAAAGACCCATTCTCCTCAACAAAACGAATTGGTGATTTAGCATCTAGAGGACGAAGAGAACGAGGAACAGACTCTGATTGAATATTAGGAGTTCCAGCTTCCACTAATTCAGAAGCTATCTTTTGCATAATCAGATCTTTACGAAGAGGTACAGCGGCGACAGCACCCTGCTGACCTGCAACATGAAGACCAACAATTTGAGCTCCGGAAGGGGAAAAATGAATATAAGGACTACCACAATCACCATCAGATGTGGGATTATCTGAATGACCATACCATAAAGGAGAACCATCATACTTGTCGAGAGGCAAAGTACTACGTGAACAACGACTAATCATACTTAACTGTCGAGTTGTCTTGGTATTAACGATGGTAGCTGGAGCACGGGCATCCAAACTCTCACTTCCAATATACTTAGAAATATCCTTAACTGGGGGTAACTGAGGAAGATGCAAAAAAGCCAAATCATACTCAGGAAATCTTTCAATTTGGCTGGGAGTAACCAAGAATTTACGATCAGATGAAATTCCACTCACATTAAAATTAGCTTTCTGTGTGACGCGAAGTTTAAAATCACCCTCAGGGATAGTATGATTATTAGAGATAAATATGTGACCTTTCAAACCAAGCATATGGCCACCAACACCCTCAAGATCATCAGCAGTAGCATCTATCTTTTGGGAGAAAATCTTAAATGTATTCTTAAGAGTGAGGGAAACGACATCAGTGGTACTAGCACATTTACTATGTGTAGGAATAGAGAAATTACAAAATTCCCCATAATTATACCACACATTTTCTCGCTCTTTATCATGTTTTTTAGGTTTTGAGAAATTATCTCCTTGAACCTTCAAAACTCGAGTGGATAACTTATATACGGTTGCAGAAAGTGTTACAAACACACCCACAGCCAAAAATATATATGGATGACCTATGCGTGTTTGAACCGTATGGCCCAATCTTCTAAAATTTTCACGCGTTGGTTTCCAATTTCTAGTCTCAAAGGAAAGAAAACCTTTGAGGGAATTAAAATAGCATAAAATATAATTTAAATACTTCCAAATAAAATGATAAGTACATAGTTTTGAAATAAAAAATCCTATATGTAAAAGAAGATACGATATCAAGAGCCAACAACAAAGAAGGTAAGAACTCTGTTGAAAAGAATCCATCATGGTTGAAGCTTGCACTTTCAAACATAAATTTGATGGCAAATTACAACATTTACACAAAGTAGAAGTGCGGATTTCTTCAACAGCACTAGTCATTGTCTCTTGATTCTCCGAGTGTTTGATAATAATTTGACGATACCATTGAAGAAATGTTCCCATGTCAACATTAGATAAAGTTTGTCCCTCAAAATTTACAGGTATATAAGGAGCATTGTCAGAAATTCCACGTCGAACAGGGAGAGTTTTAACCTCCTCAACAGTAATGTCCCACAAATCAGGATATCCACCACAAGAGGAGGGAACTTTGGATGAATCTAATCGACCATCATCCATAGCATATTGTTTCTTCACCTTAAGTGTAATGACCCAAGGCATACGTCTTTGAACCGCAGGAGCGTGGGCGTAATACATATTCGCATTTAAAGATTTAACATTAGTCGAACCAAGAACAAGATTGGCACGAACAGGGGTTTTTCCTTTAGCTTCAAGAGCAGCTTGATCAGGTACGAAAGGAGTAGGATTTATCACCTGAATCATCTCTTCAATAGTGGGATCAATTCCTTGAACTTTTGCAGGATGATAACAGGAGACGTCATCAAATACAATGCACCACATATAAGTTTTAAAATTATCCCAATATTTAGCGGCTCCATTTCTAGTATAACGAAATTTGTCATCATTGGGTAGATTTGCAACTAAAGCATAATAACAATATAAAATTTCCAAAAAAGAACTCTTTCCTATTCCCGAATCACCATACGTTAATAGACCTAAAGGAGTTTTTCTCATCTCAGCTGCTTTAGCAAAAGTCAAACAATCGCTACGAATCATTTGTAAAGATGATAAAATCTGATTAACCATGGCATGTTGAGCTCTTCCAATATCTTTAGCAAATTTAGAAATATTAAGACCAGTTTCGATAGTGGAATCCAAACGATCAAAGAAATCATGTTCAGTGAAATCAAGAGCTTCTGGATTACTCAAATATTTACTCTGCATTTCAAGCAGTTTCGCGTCATTGAAAAATTTTTCATATGTCGAACTAGAGTGAAATATGCAGTTAATATCTCCTGTCTTATAAATTTGGATTCCTTTTTCACAGAGGAAAGTAACTAAATCCAAACATGTCAAAACAAAAGAGGGGAAGTTATTGAATTTTCTGCGCAATGCAGCTTGTTCAACAACAGTATATTTTAAAGAGTCAAAATCTAAACCGATTTTTTGAAATAAACAAAAACTTAAAGCATACATAGAAAATTTATATATCTTTTTAAATAAGGGTGAATCTCTAAACAATTCAAAGTTCGTAAGAAAATCACGAGAATATGAAGTTAGAACTTCAATACTCTCAGTGGAATCAAAATCTGTAAATGATAGAAGAGATTCAAATTTATCAAGCAATTGAGTCTGGATTGATAGAATCAAACTAGAACCACAATTTCTTGATTTGGCGAAGGAACAAATACTAGTGATTTGACCTGCCCTATTTTTGGCATTCAATATACCACTAACTAAAAGTACTAGATCCTCAGATAAAGATAAAATCCATTCCTTATCTAGATCATTTAAAGTCGGTACTAGAGAGGTGCTAGATTGCACATCAGTGAACGATGTGGGCTCCAGACCATGATTTTCTACTGATGAAAAGGAATTTTCATTTTCTTCATTCAAAGTATCATAGTCCCAATTTTGAATAAGATTAGAGTGAATTTGTTGCCTCAAGCCTCGATTGCGTCGCAAAAACTCTGGGGCACTACTTGCCGGATAAATCTCCTTATCTGGTTGATCAGGAGTTTGGGCATGAATCCGATTTGCTAAACTAAAAACATTAAATTCAGTTATAATTCTATTTTGTTCTTCGCGTGATACAATTAATTCTTCTCGTGGGAGATGGTGTGGTCTCGCCTGATCATATGGTACGCGATAGAAATCTGGATCGTCTTCATCTAGATCGTCAGAACTCCATTCCTCCGCATCAGAATTTTCAACAGAACTCCAAGAGCTTTCTGTATCTAATTCATATTCAAAACGGAAAGAACGATGAGGTGACCGGGGAGATGTTTGAAGTGCTTGGTCTGCGCACTCAATCATATGTTCATGAAACTCAGATGTACATTGAACATCAAATATAGATGGACAATACGGACATGAAAGAATCTGAATTGTTTCGCCATTCATCGTGCAGAAAGTGGTAAATGAAAAATTTGGTGTAAAGTGAACAAGGAAATTTTACGTGGGCTCATAAACTTGTCAGGTTTATGTCTTCACGACCTAAACGGTACAACTTTGGGTATCCCCTATAATTTCCGAGGCGGGATAATGCTAAATAACATATCCTCGTGTGCAGCTAATCCTGAATACAGAGATCATCAATACAACCCTACCAAGTTGAAAAATAAGTATTGTATTGATTTAACTAATTTCAGGTACACGACGTTCACTACAAATAATAAACAAATAGGGACACTAGCGTCCAGGTAACGTTAGGATCTCTTAGAAAAAAGAGGTTCAAGCCTTTGCTTGTAAACACTAACTTCACAGTCGTAAAACTCAGAAAGTGTTTAGAAGAGGATTTTGAACTTATTTTCACTACCAGTGTATAAATGAATATATTCATAATGAATGTGATCAAATGTTAAAATTTGAACTCATTTAAAAAATGATTTTTCGTCCGATTAATATTAATTCGTCAGCTTAAGAATCTGAGAAGCCTCTTTCGAGACTAAGCAAATAATATCTGGTTTAGAATCAAAAGAGAAATCGAACTGTACCTTATGGGTACTAATCTGGCAAATCGTCATGTAAATAACAACTTCTTCAGCTTAAAATAGGCTAGGAGTCGCACAATTTTGGTCTTGTACTAGTCTCACCTAAGTATCTGGTTTCAAAATTGTGTTTTCACATTTCTTATTCGTATCGTGAATCAACGTATGAAATAAGGAACCAAAGTACTGCGGGGGTTTACCCCGC